TGAACAATTAATTAAACAATTAGAGAAAGTAGAAAAAACAATTGGAGAGAAGAATGAAAATATTCAATATGCTCTAATTGATATTTTAAAACAATTCAAACAATTTAAAGTTAATATTCCCAAACGATTTGATGTTAATGTTTTAAATCAAACAACATATCCTCAATTTCCTTCTTCATTAAAAGTTAATAATTTCCCTAAAGATATTAAAATTAATAATTTACGCGATTATACACCTGATATTTATAAATTTGAAAGTTTGCTTTTAGCATTATTAAAACAAGGAAATAAAAAAGAGATAAAAGTGAATCTGGATGAATATTTAGATTCAAAAAGACCATTAGCTGTACGATTGTCAGACGGGAAGAAATTTTATAAAGCATTATTGCAAGCTTTTACTTCGGGGGGTGGCGGAGTTTCTTTTGCCAAAAGTAATGGAGACGTACAAGAAGGATTAATTGATTCTGATCGGCATGTACAGGTAGATGTATTATCTACACCAGAATCGGCGGTTTCTGCTACGCCAACTGTTTATAATATTGATTTGACTTTAGCGGATACCGAATATTCTCAAGCATTACCAGTAAATACAGAAAAGTTTGAGTTTTGGTGTCGTGGAGCTTATGATATTCGTTTTGCTTTTATTACTGGAAAAGTGGCTACACCTACTGCTTCTTATCTAACTTTGAAAGCGGGAACTTATGCAGAGGAAGATAACTTAAATTTAGCCGCTACCACTTTGTATTTAGCGTGCGGAACGGCGGCACAAGTTGTTGAACTTCTAGTTTGGACATAATATGAAGATATCTGGAATCCCAATACAATTATTAGACAATCGATATTTGAAGCTTGATGCTTCAAATGATCCCGTGACTGGCAACCTTTTAGTTAGACCTACAGTTGATTCTCTCTCTAACTTCGAAGTACAAGATAAAGACACAAATGTAATTCTGTCAGTAGATAGTGTGAACAATAGAGTCGGCATTGGGACGGCGAGTCCTCTGGGCAAAACTCATATCAAAAATAGCCAAAATACTGCAACTCTAGGAAGTGAAATGATAACGGTAGCTAATAATAGGACTTTTGCCGGCGCGGGTAACTGGACGGGGACCAATTGGACAGTAGGAAGTGGCGTATACACACACACCGCAGGAGCTAATGCTGCATCTCTGGCGAATACTTATTTAAGTGAAGCTCCTGTCGGCGGTAATTATTACAAGGTAGTTATTAAAATTACTACCACTGTGGCGGGAGTACTAACCATTGCTCTTGGCGGAAGAAGTTATTTTAATCTAGCTGGGAGCCAGCCTAGTCAAGATGTCACATCAAATACTTATACATTTATGATGAAGGCTGTTGGTAATGGTCCTATCACACTTACACCAGACGCTGTTTGGACAGGCAGTGTGGACAATGTAAGCATTAAAAAAATAACTCCTATTTCAGAACCGCTTATAACTTTTGAAACGAACGCAGAATCTATACCATCAAGCGAGATAAGAATTACTGATAGTACTACACAAAATATGTACTTCGGGAAAGAAAACGGGGTTACGTGTGTTACATCCATATCAACGGCGAACGTGGGAATTGGGTTTAATTCGCTGTATTCTGTTATAACAGGATCGAGTAATGTAGGTATTGGAACTGACGCTTTGTATCAATTGACAACGGGCGACCTTAATATTGCCATCGGGAATGGGGCATTTTCAGGGCTAACTATTGGTAGTGGTAATATTGCTCTTGGCGGAAACTCTTTTTGGGGGAATATATCTGGATCATATAATATTGGTATTGGGACAGATTCGGGCTCTAAAAATATTTCGGGTTCAAATAATACTTTTATTGGATATTCCGCTGGTTTCTGGCAAACGGGAAGTGATAAGTTAATTATTGACAATATCCTGCGAGCAAATGCGGCCACTGAACTAACTAACGCTATCATTTATGGTGTGTCAGCGGCGCTTCCGATAAACCAGACTTTAGCATTAAATGCAGTTGTTTCAATTAGTGATGGCCTGATAGTCAATGAGGGCGGATTATCAACTTGTGATACTCGAATAGAGGGTGATACTGATGCTAATTTATTATTTGTTGATGCTAGTGCCGATAAAGTGGGCATCGGGACGACGGGGCCGGGAGCAAGATTAGAAATTATTGGCGGCAGTGCCGGTTCTAAGTCGCTGATAGTTAGAGGAAATTCAAGTAATGACGCCAACATTCAGGAATGGCAATATAATAGCGGAACTGTTAGGGCAAGTATAGCAAATACAGGAGCATTTTATACCCTTGGAGATGTAGGAATTGGGGTCGCTGTTGATACAAAATATGGTCTTAATTTAGCAAAATCTGTTGATGGAGCAGATACGCTGACATATAGGGGATTAAATTTTACCCTTACCGATGCTCCAAGCACAAGCAATACGCACTATGTCCAAGGTTTAGCTGGTTATACTTATGCTAATCCTGAGGCCGGTGTTACAAACTCGGGAAATATAAGAGGAGGTATTTTCGGCGCATACTTAACGTCTGACGCAACCCAAGGAACGGTAACTACTGTCTATGGATTATCGGTTGGAGCGGGGACGCTTACTGGCGCTACAGGAACAATAACCAATCTTTATGGTTTTGATCTAAGCCTTGCAAAAGCATCGGGTTCAACAATAACCAATGCCTATGGTTTGTATTTGGCAGATGTAAACCAAGGAGATACTCTTAACTATGCCATTGTCACCAATGCAGGAAATATCGTCTTTAACGAAGGCGGCGACGCTTCGACTGACTTTAGAGTAGAGGGAGATACTGCTACTAATCTTTTATTTACCGACGCTTCTGCGGATGCGGTGGGAATAAATTATACCGATCTTACTGGAACTACGGGGAAGTTCCTAGTAAACGGCAATGTTGGCATAGGCACGACAGCACCCGCTACACACTTAGAACTTAGGGCAACAAAAGACGATAATATCAGAATTACTTCAACGAAAGATGCTAGTGATTGGACAACTAGCGATACTATTGGTGGTTTTGAATTTTATGGTTCTGACCTTTCGGGGCTTGGTGCTGGCGTAAAAGCCTCCATGAGGGCTATTCAGGAAAATGGAATATATGGAAATCTTTTTGGTCTTATGTTTTCTACAGCTGGTACTAATGGAAATGATACAGAACGTATGAGGATTACCAACACCGGCAACGTCGGAATTGGGACAATAGCTTTCGGTACATCTGCCACGAAAGTCCTGGGTATTGGCAGTGGTACAGCACCAACCACTGCTCCGGCGGATATGGCCCAGATGTGGGTGAAAGACATCAATGCCGCTGCCGGATACGCTGGATGGCACAAACGCACGGAGACCACAAATGTTGTAGAGATTGTTCCGGGCGTCGTCATCAAAGCCACAACTGGGCGGACAGCAAACCCCTACGAGGGATTTATAGAAATCAACACCTTTGATAATCTCGTGGCAATCTACGCTGACGCTGACTGGCGCACGCTCGCCAGCGGATGGTAAAGACACTAAATAATGATATTATAATAGAAAATTAAAAAGGAGGTTTATGAACATTAAAGTAACTGAACCAGTTTTAGATTATGAGGGGAAAGTAATCAAAAGCGGAAAGGATAAAAGTCTTATATGGCGGGATATTATCTTTCAGGCTTTAAACAGTGTTACCCAAAATGAGGTTTTAACTGGCGAACAAAAAGCCAAATGTTATCGAATTAGCCAAAAGGTATATGATAGCAATGCTCCTGATTTGACCTTAGATGAGAGACATTTTGTTTTGGAGCGGATTGATAAAATTATTTTATCGCCTTTAATTTGTGGGCGGGCAGAAGAATTTTTTGAGGAGAAAAAAGGTGAAGGAAAATAAAAACGATACAATCTCGTGGTTACAATACAATAACATTGCTGGTATTGTGGCTTCGGCTTTAATGTTATCAACCACCTTCTTTGCTTTATATACTAAGGTAGAAGTTTTGATTACTCGGGTCGATAATTTACGTGCTATTGTCGAGAAACAGAATGATCTTGTGGCTCAATTTCGGGAGAAACAGATAGAGATAGACAAAAGACTAACTTTAGTCGAAGCTGAAAAATGACATATCCTTTTACTAAACACTGGGAGTTTTCTAATACTTTTGGAACGGCACAGCACTATGACTTTAAATGTCCAGTATGGACGCCGTTTGTAGCGATAGAGGCTTTTATGCCTGATTTTATCGGTATTGATAAAGGACGAGGTATCGCTGGTACTGGCGAACATGGTCGGTGGCGGTACTGGCATGTGGAATCGTTTGATATTCAGATTCAAGAAAATAAATTAGTTAAGGAAGGTCAGATGATAGGCTATACCGGCGGCTGGCCGCCATTAGCAAATGAAGCTACTACAGGTGCTCATTTACATGTAGATTGCCAAAAAGACGGTAAGTATATAGATTTTATGAAGTTAATTAAAGAGGAGGAAGATATGTCTGATCCACAGTGGATAATAGACGTAACCGAAAAGGGTAAAAAAGCCCTCAAAAATTTAGGACTTACTGAATGGCTGAATAAGCCACCATCAGAACAGCTTAAATTTTTAATTGATTTAGCAGTTCAAGGACAAGAGATTGGTCTTAAAGAGGCTTGGAAAAAAATCGGCAAGATGATTGGAATCAAGTGAGATAGGTTTCATCATTTTTAGGTGGCTTGTAGAGTCTTAAAAATGAAAGGAGAACTATTCCTACGAATAAATACTGGCAGAATGAAGCGGCTAAATTATGGGATGAAATACGGCGATTGGAGAACAAAATTGATAAAAACAAGAAAGGTGTTACTTGGGAATTTCGTTTACTTCTGGATGAAGTAAGGGGCATCAACGATTTCATGCAACAAACCTCTAAAAAAAGAGGATAAAAATATATTTTAGGAAGAAGGTGACTAAAATGTCAGAACCATTCAAAGAAGCGTTAAAAGAATTATTAAGAGTGATTGCTTTGGCTGTAGTTCCCGTAGTTATCTCTTTTGCCGAGGCAGGTACTTTTTCGTGGCGGGAAGTGGCGCTTGTGGGAGTGATCGCTGGACTTAGGTTTGTTGATAAACTTTTGTATTTAGAGGGTAAGGAAAAAGAGAATAAGATACTTGAAGGCGGTTTAACGAGATTTTAGTATAAATTTCAGAGTATTTTTTTTCTTAGATAAGCGTTACAGGAATTTCTAAAAAAATAGGCAGATTTCATAAATTTAAAGAGGTAAATATGATAGATGAACTTCGTTGCGAAAATTGTGGCAGATTTTTAGGAAGTAATTTTGAGGGTCGTTTTGTCAATCTTAAATGTGGTAAATGTGGTTGGGTAACTAAAATAAACATTAATCCAAAACCATTAGGGAAATGGGAATTGACAAAAGAGAAAAAAATGGTATTATTTAATTGAATTAAATAAATATAGGCAGTCAAAGCCTCTAACCTCATTAAATGACTAAAAGTCACCGTATGAGGTTAGAGGCTTTTTTTATTGCTTAAAGGCGGGGAATATTAGTTTAATACTATTTATGCGTTCTTTTTTCCCCGTCTTTATGAAGTAAAAAATCATGCCTGAAACTACCGAAAATTATCATCGAGTGCCTAATCCAAAACATACTGAAAGTGAGTGCGAGAATATTCGTACTATGACTGTTTCCGGAGAAAAAGGGATTAAAGCACTTTATTGTATTGATCATAAAAAAATTAAAACCTATCTTTTTGATGTAGAAAAGTGGTCGATGGATGAAGCTAAAAGATGGGTTGTCAATCACTCTAAGGAGGTGCATCTTATGGATCATTTTATTGCAAAAGCGTACGTAGAAAAAAGAGATAATGATGAAGAAGGAATACTAGAAGCGGCAGTAGCTTCAACGGGTAATGAAGACAGACATGGAGAAGAATTAAATCAAGAAGGATGGGAATTAAAAAATTTCAAGAAAAATCCAGCATTCCTTTGGGGACATAATTTTAGGGAAGAAAGACCCCCAATCGGCAAAGTATTAAAAGTATGGTTGGATGGTGAAGGAAAAAAGACAAGATTAATGTTTAAACCTAAATTTGATTTAGAAGATCCTTTTGCGGCAGAGATTTATAGAAAATACAAAGATGGTTTTCTAAATTCTTTTTCGGTTGGTTATATTCCTCTTGAAATTGATGGCAATCAACATTTAAAAATGGAATTGCTTGAAATTTCTGCCGTAGCGGTTCCGGCAAATGCTGATGCTAATGTAAGACGTGGTTTAGAAGAATTTAAAATTAAAACTATTACTTGGGAAGGAATATATAAATGTTTATATGGATGTAATTTAGAAAGTAAAGACATTATACCTTTTTCGGGTTTTCCGATTGCTGAAGAATCACGAGCATGGAATGGGGGAACTGCTGAGGGAAGAATCCGTAATTGGGCAGGGGGTCCCGAATTAGAGAAAATAGATTGGTTAAAATATCGTAAAGGGTTTACGTGGTTTGATTCTCGAGATGAGAAAAATCTACGTTCGTATAAATTGTTGCATCATGACATTGAGAATGAAGAGTTAGTAACTGTTTGGACTGGGATACGAACCGCAATGGCTATTTTATTAGGAGCAAGGGGAGGGATTGATATTCCCGAAAGTGATCGTAAAGGAATCTATAACCATCTATTACGACATTATGAACAATTCGAAAAAGAGGTTCCTGAATTTAAATATGTTGAAGATCAAGTTCTAAAAAAATTAGAAGGAGAGATAAAAGGAGATGCTTATGAAAAAGCAGTATCAGAAGTTAAAGGACAAATTACAGCTTTACGGAATGAAGTTAAAAGCATTTTTAGTAAAAAAGAAAACGAGCAAGAAAAAAAGAATATCTTTGAAATGCAAAAATTAAGAAAAGCATTAAAGATTATATCAATAGCTTTAACGAAAGGGGGTGAAAAAAAAGATGGACAAAGATAAAATTAAAGCACTTCTTAAAGAACTTGAAGATGAAGGTTCAAAAGAAGGTGATGAATCAAAGGAAGGAACTGATGAAAAATCCTTATCAATTGATGCACTTAAATTAGCCGAAAAAATCGGAGATAAAATTGTATCAACAATTGAAGAAAAAACCCAACGAAAAGATGATGGTACTTTAACCAAACTTTTCACGCCCAAGGGTGGATTAGAAGCAGTAAAATATCCTTCTAATGATGAATTGGCAAATTTGAGTAAAGAAGATAAAATTCTTGTTTGGTTTAAGGCCATGATAAATAAAGATCGTGACAACCGAGCGGATTTTGTCTTTAAAGCGTTAATTGAAGGTACTGATGCTCAAGGGGGATACTTAGTTCCTGAAGAGTTTAGGGCAGAAGTTTTCCGCATTCTTCCAGATATGGCGGTAATGCGTAAACTTGCTAGAGTAATTCCTATGACTACAGATACCCTTAACCTTAATACTTTGTCTGCTCGGCCGTATGCTTATTGGACGAGTGAATATGCGTCAAAGTCTACAACTTCAGCAGAATTTGGTCGCGTGACCTTACAACCCAATGATCTAGTGTGTTTGCTTCCTGTGACTCATCAACTTATTGCTGATGCCAATATTGATGTGATCCGATTTGTAGTCGAATTGTTTGCGGAGGCAATCGCGGCCGCTGAGGATGATGCTTTCTTCACTGGTTCGGGTTCGGGTCAACCTCAGGGTATTGCTTCTTGTAGTAGTACCGGTTCTATAGCCTCTGGGGGATTACTGAATTTTGACGACATTATTTCTGCGATCTATTCTAGGAAACAAAGGATTCGTCAAGCTCCTAGTGCGGCTTTTGTAGGTAACCGAAGAGTAATTGAAATTCTACGTAAGGTTAAAGATAGTAATGGAAGATATATCTGGACACCGGGTGCTTCTTCAGATGTTGCTAACAGAGGTCCCGAAATGGTATATGGTTATCCGATTCATGAGAACAATGATCTTTCTGAGCATGTTCTTTGGTTTGGAGATTGGAAATATTACCTCATTGGAGACCGACAGTCTCTTGCGGTTGAAACTACCCGTGAAGGTGGAGACGCATGGAGAAGGAATGCAACCGAGGTCAAGGCAGTAGAGAGAATTGACGGAAAATGTGTGTTAGGTAGTGCTTTTGTGCAAATTACAGGAATTTAGTTGTAATCTTGCGACAGGGGATAACTCAATCCCCTGTAATGAGGAGGCAACTATGATTAAAGTTCAATTTTTTAAAAATGGTGAAATAATTGAAGTTACCCGTAATGAAGCACATGGATTAATCGAAAAAGGATTAGCTAAAATTTATGTTGAATATGAACAAAAAGTGATAAGACCTTCTAGAGGAAGACGAAAAGGGTATTCAGTTAAAAAATTATAAATATGTCAGTCAATAATTATGTACTTACAACTCGACAACGTTTGATGAATTTTCTAGGAATTACTACAGTTACTACAACTGAGGGTAATGTTTTAGATCGAATTATTAATAGTGTAACTGATTATATCGAACATTATTGTCAGCGTCGGTTTAAACAAACGACTTATACTAATGAAGAATATGATGGGACTGGAAGTAAACAGTTGTTGCTTAAAAATTATCCAGTGAGTACAACAGCAACATTTACTTTAGGAGAAAGACAAACTTCTCTGCATAGTGATGATTGGGATAATGTTGATAGCTCATTATATTTTGTTCAATATAACGAGGGAATTGTAGAATTACCGCGGGGAAAAGATTGGCGAGCATTAACTTCAACCGGTGAAAGTGAATTTAATGCTTTAATAAGGGGTTGGCGCGTAACATATACTGCAGGATATAATTATGATAATACGGTTACTTTTTTATCGGATGTTGGTCTTAGTGATTTAGAATATATAGCATGGCGATTGTGTGCAATAGGTTGGAATAGGAGGAAGGGTGATCCCGGAGTAGAATCAGAACGGATAGGTGATTATTCTGTTAGTTATGCTAAAGAAGTTTTTGAAAACTCCGAAGTGAAAGCTATTTTAGATAAATATGCTCGAATGGATGTGGTTTAGACCATGGGAATCAAAAGATTTTTCAACCAAAACGTCACGGTTAGAAGACTCAAAACCGTCAGTGGATACAAAAAAGCGTTTCGAGCAACAGCGACTGTGGATAGTCATATTCAAGAGCTTGATGGTGAAGCTCGGCAAGTTTTGGGAATACTGGAAGGTCGAGCATGGGAAGCATGGTTTGACGTGGCGGCAGATATACAGGAAGGCGATAAAATCACAGATTCAAAAGGGATAATTTATAAAGTAAGAGAAGTCACTCAAAAAGATTATGGTATTAATCAACATCTACAAGTAATTCTAGAAGAATATAATGAGTGATCTAAAAGGAATCCAATTTAATTTGAGTATTACGCCACCGTTTGAAAAAGTGGCTAATTTATTTCGTACCTTTTCGATTGGAGAAAGTGTTCAAAAGGGATTGGCAAAAATTATTTATTGGATTGAACGATATGCCAAACAGTTGACTCCAGTAGATACAGGAAGGTTGAGAGCTTCACTTGGTGGAGGAGCTTTTAAGGGTGGTAAATATGAAATAGGGACTGGCATTTCGATTAAGGAATTTAAGGCGAGTATCGGTTCCAACGTTAAATATGCCAAATATGTTCACGGAATGCCTTTTTATCCAATCCAAAGAATGAGATCAAGACCTTTTCTAACTACAGGAGTCGAATTGGCTATGCGTAAATTAGGCGGTGAACCAATCTTATCTAATTTAGGAAAGTCTTTTCGACAGAAATTTAAACAATTATGAGCTTTACAACTTTAAGACCACAAATTAAAACTTTGCTGGAAACAATAACGGCGATTCAAGAAATTAGTTTAATTCCTAAAGCTAAATTTAGCGGATACCCAGCGGCTACTGTAACCCCGTCCGAAAATTCGGCTGACTATGAAACAACAACCGAAAATATACGAGTATATGCTTTTATTGTACGACTCTTTTACGAAACTAAGGATAGTGGAATTGGGGAGGCGATTATAGCTTTAGAAGCAGTTGTAGATTCGGTTTTAGATAAGTTTGATCAGGAAGATTATAAGGGATCAACAACAAGAGTAATTGGAATAGGATTACCAAGTGGATATACATTTTTAAATCTTTTTGCGCACCCTTCTAACTGGGGAGAATTACCAGAAGAAGCCTTAGTAATGGCAGAAATTACGGTAAGAATTAGAATTAGTAGAGATATTACATAGAAGATAATTATACCTTAAAGGAGGTGTAAAAAAATGAGTAAATATGTTGGACGTTTAGTTAAATTAGGAATTGCTAGAGAAACAAATCGTGGGGTGGGAGTTGCTCCTTCATTTTGGATTCCCTTTGAAACTTTTAATCACGACGATAAAGTGGTTAAAGCTCGATCAACAGGTGCTTTAGGTAATTTAGCTGATAGTGAAGCGGCTTTGGTGACAACAAGATATGCAGAAGGGGAAGTAACGGGAGAAATTAGGGATCAAAGCTTTGGATATTTTTTGTATTCACTATTAGGAACTTGTAGTTCGGGGACTATAGTTGATAGTTCATATACCCATAGTTTTACTCTCGAACAGACCTGTCAACATGATAGTTTGTCTTTAGTGGTTAAAGACTCAAATTCTACTGAAATGTATCGATTAGCAATGGTTGATGAATTAGAAATAACCTCAGCATTAGATCAAATTGTCAAATATCGTGCGAGTTTCAAAAGCAAGCGGGCAATTACGGCAATACAAGATGGAAGTATTACGGCCGAGAATAAATTCACCAAGAAACATGTAGGAATTAAAGTTGCGGCGAATATTGCTGGTCTTGCGGCGGCAACAGTATTAAGCATTAAAAACTTAGTATTAACAATAAAATCAAATGTGAAGATGGATGATGTTTTGGGGACAGCAGAACCTGAAGACTTCTTGAATCAACAGTTTTCGATAGAAGGGGAATTAACTTTGAATTATGAAGATGAAACTTGGAAGACTTACATGACTGATGGAACCTATAAAGCACTACAGATTGCTTTAATTAATACTGATGTTCTAATCGGATCTTCTACTCGACCATCACTAACATTACAATTTCCTCGGGTAGATTTCTATAATTGGTCACCAAATTATGCTTTAGATGATATCGTTAGTCAAACAATCTCCTTTAAAGCAAATCGTGATATTAGTAATAGTCAGGAGATAATTCATTTATGTCAATTAGTGAATACCAAGGCTACTTATTAATTATTAAAGGAGGTTAAATGAGTAAATTTAAATTAGAAACTCGTCGGTATAACTTGAAAGAATTAGGAGAAGAATGGAAGGAATGTTATCTTGATTTTGAACCAATATCTTATGCGGAAGCTCAAGAGTTTTTAGATTTACCGATAGATTCTAAAGAAACTTCAGCAGTCAAAGAATCTTCGGGACGAGTATTTAAAGTGCTCGAAAAAAAGTTTATTCAAGGAATGGGAATTGATAAAGACAATAAAAAGATGGAAATTAGAAAAGAAGAGTTAAAAGAACTTCCCGTAGAAGTTATTGTGGGGGTAATCAATTTTTTGTTGGTAAAAAAACCAAGCCCGAATATCTAAAACGTATTGAACTTGCTCTAAGAGGTCAGGAAAAAATGACATCTGAAATAATCGAGTTTGAATACCGTCGGATGTTCGGGCTTTCGCATAAAGAAATGATGGCAGAACCTTTTGATGTTTTTATTTTAAATAGTTTTATCATGAATAAAAAATTACAGATAGAAAATGAAGAGTATAAAAAACAGTTAAGGAAGCAAAATGGCTGAAAATATTCAAATAGTTATTGATGCTCGTGATCGTGCTTCGGGAGTATTCCGAAATGTGGGTAGTGCCGCTAATTCATCAGCCGCTCAAATTACAAATTCTACAGGTAATATTACTAAAGGAGTATTAGGCGCTCAGATTGCTTTTAGGGCCCTAGAATTTGCAGTAGGTATAGTGCGTAAAGGAATCGGATTTTTTGCGGAATCATTACAGATGGGGGCAAGATTTGCACAAACGGAAATCGCTCTAAAAACAATGGCTGAAAATATGGGGGTAACAACAGAACAAATTGATGAAATGAGAGAGGCATTAGCTGAAGCTAATACTTATGGGATGGACGCCACAGAAACAATACTGACTTTTATTCAAACGGGATTACAAGGAAATGTTGATTTAAATAAATTTGTTCTAACGGCTAAAGAATTTGCGGCGGCAGTAGGAGTTTCATCCAAAGAAGCAATCCAAGATTTTACAAAAGCTATTGGTACGCTACGACCAGAATTACTAGAAAAATATAGGATTCAATTAAGCCTCAATAATTTATATAGTGAATACGCTAAAAAGATTGGAAAAACAGTTACCGAACTAACTTCTCAAGAAAAACGAGAGCTTTTAATACAAGAAATATATCGGCAGGGTATTGCTGTACAAGGAGTTTATGCAGAAACTTATAAAACTTCTGGGAAAAATTTATTGTCACTTCGTGATGCAATGACTAATATAAAAGAATATATTGGTAAGGCTTTTGAGCCGGCTCTTGCGATTGTTACTAATATACTAGTTAAATTATCCAAAAAAGTAATTGATTTTTTTGTGGATAATAAAGAAGAAATTGCTAAATTTTCTGATAAGGTAGCCAAAGTAGTAGATGATATTATTAATACTATGAAAGAATGGATTGTTAAGGCTATTAATTTATACAATAAACATAAAGACGAAATCATTAATGTAATTGAAACAATTAGAAAGAAATACAATGAATTAAAACCAACCATTGATGATATTGTTAATGCTGTAAAAAATTTGGTTAAAGAATGGGGAGATTTTATCCAGATTTTTGTAGATTTTAAAAACAAATATCCAGCAACAGCAAAAGCTTTTGGAGATTTATTGAAATTAATTGGAGTAGTAGCGGGGGCTGGTTTGAATGGCGCTTTACAGCAATTGAATGCACATTTAACTTTTCTAAGATTAGCTTTAGACTTAGTCGGTAAGATCATGGAATGGTTAATGAATAATATTATTGAACCGATTAATCAGAAATTATCTCTTTTAGTAGAAAAGATAAAAGAAGCATTATCTCTTTTAGGTTTATTAGGTGGACGTGAAGGTGGAGGTGGAGGTGGAGGATCATTTCAGACTGGAGGAGTTGTACCGGGACCAATAGGAATACCTCAGTTAGCAGTTGTACATGGTGGAGAACGAGTAAGTCCAGCTCTGGCTGGAATTGGAATGAATAACCAAGGTGGAAACGGAGCAACTTTGAATGTTAATGTAGGAATTTACGCAGGAAGTGCAACCGAAAAAAGACAGTTAGCCAAAGAATTATATGAAGGTTTGGTATATTTGGCACGAGCTAGAAATAAAACTGTAGCTGAATTAATAGGAGCATAAAATGTCTTATATATTAGGTGATATTACTTTGCCAAACCCGAAAGGGTTTGAGCGAGAAACAATCGAAAAAGGAATTACTCTCGAAACTTTAGATGGAACAACCAAGAAAGATATTATTCAACGCAAAGAAAGATATTATCTTAATTATGAGCAATTAACTCAGACTGAGATTGCTAATATTTTATCAGAATATAATTTAAAAACTATTCGTAATTTTACAGTGGCAGAAGCTAATTTGACGATTACTTCTACCCCAGTTCATATTGATATTATGCGTCGAGCATATAATACACCGGGTAACGAATACCGAGAAGATATTGTTTTAATTTTAACGGAGAAAAAATAATGCAGGGAAGTGGAGAATCTTCTTTATCAATCTGGACACCTTTCGATTCGACCACAACTGCTCTAGTCAGAACTTTAGCATGGCGATTGAGAATTGCATGGACAAGAGTAGAAGATTTATCATTAAGTTTTGCGATTGTGGGTACTTCAGTAGTAGGGGGAACTGATATTGTGCGGGGGATCAGTGGCTCTTTAACAAAACCAGATTATTTTAGCTATTATGATGAAACTGATAAAACCGTACGGTTAGAATATGATCGAATAGTAGAAGAACCGTTGGGTGGAATGGCTATGACATTAGGAGATATTTTATTGGATAATACTGATCTTCGTTTCACGCCCAATTATAATAGTACTATTGGTACAGCAATTGAACCAAATCGTCCTATTCAATTTAAAATCGGTTTTGATTTTGCCGATAATAATGTAGTATTGCCAATTTTTAAAGGTTTAACTTTTCAACCCAAAGAATATAAACTTGATCGTCTATGTTCTATTGTCTGTTATGATTATATTCAATACCTGAATGAGTATCTATTAGAATCAACGATGTATCAGAATCAACGTTCTGATCAAATTATTGAAGATATTCTTAATGATATTGGATTTTCGAGTGATCAATATGATCTAGATGAAGGATTGAATACAATTGAATTTGCTTGGTTTGAAAAAGGAGATACAGCTGGTGAACGAATCCGAAAATTAGCGGAATCAGAAGATGGATTTTTTTATCAAGATGAGAATGGAATCTTGCGATTTGAGAATCGGCGACATTATAGTGTTTTTCCACATAATACTATTGTATGGACAGTCAACGAAAATGATATTTTGGATTGGTATCAAGATGAAAGTTCGGAAATATATAACCATTGTATTGTAAAAGCAGAACCAAGAATAGTACAATCAATACAAGAAATATGGAATGATCCCAATTTACCCGAAACTGTTCCGCAAGGAACTAACACCTTAATAATTTGGGCTAATTTTGATGATCCGGCAACAACGATCACTGATCCTGTAGCGACGACTGATTTTACAGCTAATACCCAAGCTGATGGTGGAGGATCAGATCAAACTACTAAAATATCGATTACGATTACTAAATTTGCTAAAGCGGCCAAATTGGAAATCACTAATACTTATTCAGGAACTCTTTATTTAATTACTTTAAGGTTAAGAGGAACACCCGCAACTGTAAGCTACCAAATAACACAAGAATATAGTGATGCTAATTCAATTAGTTTATATTCAGAAAATAATTTAGAAATCCAAAATGATTTTATAGATTCAGATTCATTTGCTTATTATATTGCACGAGCAGTTGTGCGAAAATATAAAGATCCTAAAAAAAAGATTAGAATTAAGGTGCAAGGGATTCCTCAATTACAGCTTAAGGATAAAATAAGAGTAAAAGATCAAGATTTAAACACTTATACTAATTATCGAGTAATGCGAATTATTGGACAATTAGATACAGGTGGTTTTGTGCAAGAATTATATTTACGCGAAATTACACCGGAAGAAACTGATGCTTGGGCAATCGTAGGAACTGCTATAGTCGAAAGCGAAGATGTTGTAAGTCCTTAAAGGAGGATTATGAAGATTATTAGTTATTTACCGTATGATAAACATGATTGTGATTGTCAATCAATTATTTTAGCCAAAAAAAATATGAATAATCGAGATTATCTGACATGTCCTCGAAAAACAATTGGAATGAAAAAATATAGAATTATTTGTAAAAAATGTCGGAATATTGTTGCTTTTGTATATTCAACTGATAATAAGATGAGTGATTGGTGTGATCTTCATTATGTTTCCGAAAAAGAAAATGGAAAGTGGAAGGGATGTTTTACAATTAATCTATCACCGATTGATGGTAAGGTAGGGTTTGAATGTGCTTGTGGTAATGATACCAGAGATTTTAGGGGTAATTTGAAATATATTTATAAAATAAAAGAATGTTCTAAAGGAAGAGAATTAGGATTGAAAAATAGTAAATTTATTTTAAAAGAGGAGGTTTAAATGGCTACTTATCAAACAGTAGTTTGGACAGCTGGAGATGTCATTACTGAGGCAAAATTAGATAATATGGTCAGTAATGATCAATCGGAAAATGCACATGCGGCTAATGGTTATATTGCTAATAATAATGTATATTATTATGCTAAAGATACAGGAGGAACTAATCGTATCGTAGCCTATGTCACAACTAACGATGTGATGAAAATCGGTAATAGTGCTATTGATACAGCCTTTGTCACACGAATAAAGGCTCGTGCGTATCCCACCTCCAATCAAACTGGTGTAGCAACAGATACTCAGGTTACATTGGGAACAGAAGATTATGATACCGGAGCAGATTTTGCAAGTAATACTTATACAGTACCAGTCACAGGATATTACTTTATTGGAGGAAAAATAACTTGCAGTGTTACTACAGTCGAAGCAAATAAGGAATATATTTGTATTATCAAGGTTAATGATGCTACTGCTCTAACCGGATATTCACATTCTTCTTTGGTTAAAGCTGTTACTCCAATGGTTGCTGATATTATTAAGCTGACAGTGGCAGATACTGTTAAACTTTATCTACAACATGGAGCTACGGGAAATCAAACAATATTAGCTGGATCACTCTACACTTTTTTGGCTTGTCATCTAGTATCACTGGATTAATAAGAAGTTCTTAAGGCTGAAAATTATGTGACTATGATCCTTCCTCTTTTTTGTTAAATGTGATATAATTATTAAATACATCTCAGCGGTGTACTGTATTCATCCATAGTGATTTCCTAAAAACCCTTCCTTGTGAGGGGCTTTTAGGTCTTGACAAACTTTCAGTGTTGTAGTAGAGTATCATTGTACTTTGAAATTGTAAGGCAAATTGGTTGGGGTTTGTCTTTTTTTAATATCCAAACCGCTTTAGCGGGGAGGACTAACACCAACCTGTTAGTCTTTTCCATTAAGGCGGTTTTTTAATAACAGTTGGAGAAATATGAAGAGTAGAAAGTTTGAATCAAAATTATTCACTGATCCATATATAGAGAGTCTAACACTTGAAGAGAAGTTCGTTTATATCTATTATCTTTTCAACTCAAGAGTAAATTGGTTGGGTTGTTATGAAATATCAGATAGACAAGTTATCTTTGAAGTAGGTAATGACTTAACTACGAGTAGCCTACAAAAGATTAAAAATAAGTTTACTGTCAACGGGAAAATCAGTTTTTATAAACATTACGTTATTCTTAAAAATTCCGAACACTACGATAATCATATGGGGAACATTCAACTTATGCGATCCGCTTTAAAACAATTCCTAGACCTAGAAGAAGACGTGCAAAAGGCTATGATACAGTTCAAACCACGACACGTTATTAAAGAATACCAAGATATGTTTAGTAAGCTAGGTTGTAGCCTACTCGTAATCTATGGTGTAGATGAAATACAAATACAAATACAAATACAAGGACATATAGAAGGAGAGAGTATTACAGAAGAAGAATTAAATAAAATCTCAAAGGAGATAAATTAAAATGAAAACTAAAACAAAAGCAGATTTGATTAAAGAAGCAAAAGAAAAAGGGTTAAAAGTAAAAGAGAATATGAGTAAGACCGATATTGCATTGTTACTTGTTGAATATGATTTTAAGAAACTAGAGGTAGTTGAGGAATTGGGAAAACAAGATTCTACTTTAATTCAAAATTTGAATCATTTAAAAGAAGAACTAGAATACAAGAAGTTAAATGTAATGGAAAAGGTAATGGCCATGAATCTTTTAATACATGGGTATGAATTTTATGTTCAATATAAAATAGATTGTCCAGAAGGTTGGAAATTAGATGGAAGAACATATTTTGTAGTAGATTTTTACATTCCTGATTATGAATTAGTAATAGAAACCGATGGGAAAATTCACTATACCGAAGAAAATATAATAAAAGATAGGAATAAAGATAACACTTTAATAAGTCTAGGATACCGTATTTTTAGATTTACATGGGATGACGTAATGGGAAGTAATGAAGGTTTTGATATTTTTGCATTCTTTGAAGAATTAAAGTTAAATAATATATGAACTTTTAGAGGAGAACTTATGACAACCTTACAAGAGATAGCTGACAAAGAAGGTATCAGTAGACAAGCACTATGTTAAAAACTAAAAAAGGGAAGGATTACCGGAAGGATTACCGAAAGGCTTACTACAAGACCGACAAATACAAGGATTACCGCAAGGCTTACTACAAAAAAAAAGCAGTAAAGGAGAACCTATGAAATGCCGACGGATATACTCTTAGTCTATCTTTAGAAGCGTTTAGGAGGGATAATCTGAAAAAGATATTGCAAATATTAATTGTTTTAATACTAACTTTACGGCCATTACCAATAAAGGCTACTAATACTTATACTTTCTGGGCGTTTGCAGATATTCAGCCAACAAATAGTAGCCAATGGGATGAG